ACATCGCCTACAACGAGTACCTGTTCACCTTCATGGCCATCGGGAAGGAACTGAACCGCCACTACTCCACCATCATCATCAACTTGGAATCCTTCCACAACGACTGCAAGGCCAAGCCTCAACTGCGGTACCTACGGAGGCAAGTTTTCAACAACGCCCAAGAGTATTTGCAGACCGCAGAGGGGGCTTATATAACTGATACCCTGCAACTTCCGCCCACCGAATAGCCCAAAACCGCACACATCCCCAAGGGGTCGGCCTAACCGCTGACCCTTTTTTTTTGCAATCTTTGTGCATGGCATCCGCAGAAACCGTAATCCTCGACCTCTACCGCACGGGCGAAATTCGCAAAGCCTGCCTCACCATCACGGGCGGCGACCCGCTTTGGAGGGACTTGGAGCAGGAGTGCGTCCTGATTCTGCTGGAGAAAGACCCCGCCAAAATCCTGCAAATCCAATCGCAGGGGTACTTCAAGTTCTATGTGGTGCGCCTCCTGCTGAACCTCTACCGAGGCAAGAACAACCAATTTGCCCAAAAGTACCGCCACCACGACTTGCTGGAAGAACTGGACCCCGATTCCCCCATCCCCCAATCGGAATATGATTCTCTGATGGACGACCTGTGGGCCATCGCAGAGGCCGAGATGGACACTTGGGCCAAGGACGGGGCGTTCCCCTACGACAAGGAACTGCTCCGCCTGCACCTCCGCACGGGGAACATGAAGAAACTTTCACGGGACACGGGTATTCCGTACCGCTCCATCATTTACTCAATCGACCAAGCCAAGGCCAAAATCAAGGCCGCCATTCAATCCCATGGACACGCTGATATTTCCCCTGCTGATAAGTAGTTTGACCGCCCTTGCCATTGCCGAGTACCATGTCCTGCCGCAGGCTTGGTACAAGACCTGGTTCGCAAGGCACAAGCCGTTCAGTTGCGTCACCTGCCTTACCTTTTGGGTTGCGGTGGCCCTGACCCTGCCGACCTGCGGTTGGGTTCTCGCCCCCGTTTACGGCCTCGCATCGGCGGGGTTAACGGTTGTCATCCTGCAACTGACCAACCGATGACCCAAGACGAGTACCTGCTGGCAACCAAGCACCGCCACTATTGGGAGCAGTACCAAGCGGCCCTGTTCATGCGGCTCTCCCCCGAAGCGGTCCACGACTTGCAGACCATCCTCGTCGCCCATGGCAGGCCCAACACGAATTGGTGGTGCGCGGACTGCGTAAAATCGGCCCTCCAATACATTTACGAACAGGCGGACCAGTTCGCCGAAGCCAACCACCACACCGTTACCCATGCCCTCAACAACCCCAACCCGTGACCAGTTCCAAACCTATGCCGACTACGGCGAAGGTGTGCGCAATAACGCCAAGCGGGGGATTGAACTCAACGAGCGCAATGGCAACAAGTGCGCCACGCAGACGGGCAAGGTCAGGGCGCAGCAACTCGCAAATGGTGAGGGGATTTCCCTTGAAACCATCAAGCGAATGCAATCCTACCTTAATCGGGCAGAAACCTACTACGACAACGCTGACTCTACCAGCGACTGCGGATACATCAGTTACCTGCTATGGGGTGGCAAAGCGGCCCTTGGGTGGTCACGAAATAAACTCCGAGAACTTGGCGAACTCGACTAAAGCCCCCAACGATGAGGCCCAAGTCCAAGCCCGCATGGATTCGCTGATGATGGTCATCACGACCCTCTGCGACTGCATCGGGGCGGTGGAGGAATCCAACTCCCCGAACGCCTTTGCGGTCAAGATGAAAATCGTGGACAAGATTGACGAATTGATTGATAAAATTGAATACTGATGGGAGCAGGACGGCCACGGGTATTTGCGACCCCCCAAGAACTATGGGATGAGTTCAGCGAGTATTGCGTCAATACAAAGAAGCAACCCATCCTTGTAAAAGATTGGATTGGCCCCAAAGCCGTGGAGGTCTTTCGGGAAAAAGAAGCCCCATTGACCATGGAGGGGTTCAAATTGCACCTTTGGGACAAGGGTATTGCTGATGGGGGGAGGGACTATTTCAACAACAAAGGGGGAGCATACGAAGAATTTACCGCAATCTGCCAGCGCATAAAGGAAGCCATCCGAGCCGACCAAATCAAGGGAGGTATGGCGGGCATCTACAACCCCTCCATCACCCAGCGTTTGAACGGGTTGGTGGAAAAGCAGGAAACGAGTATCACCATCGAGCAGCCGCTTTTTGGCGATGGACTTTAAGTACACCACCGCCATCCGCAAGATTCGGGCGATGACCGCTCGGAAGAAGGTGATACAAGGCGGGACAAGTGCGTCCAAGACCTTCGGCATCCTTGCGGTGCTGATTGACCACGCTGCTCGGTTCCCCAAGTCCGAGATTTCGGTCGTATCCGAATCCGTGCCCCACCTACGACGGGGGGCGATTAAGGACTTCGCCAAGATTATGCAATGGACGCATCGCTGGGTTCCCGACAGGTGGAACAAGACCCTGCTGCAGTACAACTTCGCCAACGGGTCCACGATTGAGTTCTTTTCCGCTGATTCGGAAGCACGCCTCCGAGGGGCAAGGAGGCAGGTACTTTACATCAACGAGGCGAACAACATCGACTTTGATTCGTACTACCAGTTGGCCATCAGGACAAGTCAGGAGATATACATCGACTTCAACCCGACCCACGAATTTTGGGCGCATACGGAGGTCTTGCCCGAAGCGGATGCGGAGTTCCTCATCCTGACCTATCAAGACAACGAGGCGCTCCCCGACACCATCCGCAACGACATCGAACTGAATCGCACCAAAGCCGAAACCTCCGCATACTGGGCGAACTGGTGGAAGGTGTACGGGTTGGGGCAGGTCGGGACGCTCCAGGGGGCTATCTACGGGGACTACACGGTGGTTGAGGGTATAGACCCATCCACGATGAAATTCGTCGCCTACGGGCTTGACTGGGGGTTCAGCACGGACCCAACCGCATTGGTCGCCGTGTACCGCAGGGGTGATGACTTGTTCGTCCACGAACTGCTCTACCATCGGGGCTTGACCAATAGCGACATCGCCACCCGACTGAAGGAGTTCGGCATTACAAGGGCGTGGGAGATTGTGGCCGATTCAGCAGAACCGAAGTCAATCGAGGAAATCTATCGCCTCGGATTCAATATCAAGCCCGCATCCAAGGGACCCGATTCGGTCAGGCAGGGGATAGATGTGGTCAAGCGTTTTAACCTTCATGTCACGAAAGATTCCGTGAACTTGATAAAAGAACTCCGCAGTTACACTTGGGCCACCGACAAGGACGGGAAGGACACGGGTGTCCCGATTGATTCCTACAACCACGCCTGCGATGCGCTCCGATATGTGGCCCTCAACAAATTGGCCGTCAGCAACTCGGGCAAGTATCTTGTGGTGTAACTTTACCCCCATGAACCGAGAATCCATTGATATCCTGCTTTTCGTTGGGCGGGTTGTCGGTTGGTTGCTAATCATGGCGGGCATTTTTCTCTTCGCTTTGGGAATCAGCCAACTCTTGACCCTCCTATTGAAATGAACCTTGAATCCATCATTGAACTCGCTCTCGCCATTGGTCGGGTCGTGCTGGCCTTGGTGTTTGTCGGCTGCATCTTAACCCTCCTTTTCACCCAATGAAACTCGTACATTACTACCACATCTACTGCGGAGGCGGCGGGCAATGGCAGTTAATCATGCACCAACACATGATGGCCCTGTGCAATTACGGCTTGATTGAACAGTTGGACGAGATTCGTGTCGGCATCGTCGGCCCACCAGAGCAACGGAAGGTCGTGAAAGAAATCTTGGACAACTCGCTTGTCGCTTCCAAAATCAAGGTCGTGGTCACCCGCACGAACGCATGGGAGCAAGCAACGCTGACCGAGATGTACCGAGCTAGCCAAACCGAGGATGCGGCCTACCTCTACGGGCATACGAAGGGGTCCGCTGACCCGTCGCTTGTGAAGCAGATGTGGTGCAGGTCTATGATATTCTTTAACATCGTGGCTTGGGAGCGTTGCCTTGCGGAACTGGAGAAAGTGGACTGCGTGGGAACCCATTGGCTCACCACCGAGCAGTTCCCCCAAATAGCGGACCAAAACAACCCCGACGGGTATCCCTACTTTGCAGGGAACTTTTGGTGGGCCAAGTCAAGCCATGTGCGGGAACTTGGCGAACCCGTAAGGGAACACCGCTACCAAGCCGAAACTTGGATTGGAAAGCGGGAAGGGATGACCGTGTACGACCCCAACCCAGGATGGCCCGACCCAAGTAAATTCGTCATCACATTCTAACCATGAAACTGCTCGCCAATATCGCCTACCACCACCATCCGAACAGGGTGGAGAACTTGACCAAGGTCATTGAGGCCATCAAGTCCTACCCTGTGCAGTCGGACATCTTCGTGGACACCAACGACCCCCAAGCAGCGCAAGAACTCGCTCACTTTCCCGTCACCTTCCACGCCCACACGGCGATGGGACACCCTTGGGAACTGACCAGCAAGCACCGCAACAGGATTGCAGAGGTGTATCGGCACTTTGACTGGGTGGCATATTTTGAGGACGACATGATGCTCCCCAAGGAGGGATTCGTCAACTTCACCAAGCAGTTCGACTCAATGTTTGAGGACAACTTGTACCCGTCCTTCACTCGGATTGAAACCTACCCCAATGTGGAAGGCGAATTTAGCCCCGACATTACATTCAATCCCACACCGAATATGTGGAGGGAGTGGAACGGGAAGACCTACGCAAGCCTCCCGTTCTACATCAACTACCACGCTTTTTGGATGTTCAGTACCAAGCGGCTCGCCGAGGTGTTGAGCCGCAACCCGCAAGCGTTGCAGATTATACCGAACAACGGCCTCTACCGTGAATCCCTTGCCTCCCTACCCATTTGGTCCTTGGAACTGAAGCCGATGCTGGAGATGACCGAGCAGGGCGAACTTGCGGACCATTGCAAGGTCTATCACCTATCCAACAATTATCAGGACAACAGTAGGAACATCAAAGAAATCTTTAAGCGATGAAACACGACCACATCTTCGGCTGGTCCAGCCCACAGGAACAAGGCCAACTCCTTCAATTCATCCTTGACACCCTGCCCCCCAAGCCTCGCATCACTATGGCTGAAATCGGGGTCTATCTCGGACGAGGCACAGCCATCTTTGACGAGGTGTTTGTCAGCAGGGGGCAGAACTACAAGTTGATAGCGGTGGACCACTTTGAGGGTTCACCCGAACACAAGGCCAGCAACTCGGTCCCGTCCTACGAGGTGTTCAAGCAGAACATCGCCCCGATAAGCGACAAAATCAAGGACCACAACTGCGATTCTATTGCTGCGTCCAAACTATTCAAGCAGGGCGAATTTGACATCGTTTACATTGATGCGGCCCACGAATACGAACCAGTGCTTGCGGACCTGGAGGCTTGGTTTCCGAAGGTCAAGCGGGGAGGGTTCATTTGCGGGGATGACTACACTGCGGGATGGCCAGGGGTCGTGAAGGCGGTGGGCGAATTTTTCGGGGGACGGCACGGCGTTGTCCCAGGCACGCAGCAATGGTACTTCCAAAAATGAAACTCCAAGACCTCACCATCGACCAGTTCCAACGCATCGCTGCGCTGGAGTTCAGCCCCGTGCTGACCGATTACGACAAGCGTGCAGGGGTCGTGGCGATAGTGGAGGGGGTGGATGTATCACTCGTAAGGGAAATGCCCGCCAAGGGGCTGACAAAACGCTACAAGACCATTATCGCAGAGTGGAACGAGTTACCAACCTTGGCATATCGCAGGCGGTTCAAAGCGGGTGGCAAGTGGTGGATTCCGACCGTCTTCACCGATGAACTCACCGCTGGCCAACTGATAGACCTAATGGACACCGACACCACGGACGAAAAGAAACTCGTCCAAAACCTGCACCGCATCATGGCGACCCTTTGCAGGGAGGGCGGGTTCATGGGATACTTCCCGAAGAAGTACGACGGGGCAAGCCATCAAGAACGGGCCGAACTGCTCAAAGCAAACGCCAAGATTGGTGATGTTTGGGGGGTGGTCAGTTTTTTTTTGCTAAGTTCAGAATCCTACTTGAAAGTTTTGAGCGACTATTCCAAGCACCTGACGAAAGGGATGCAGGGCCAGTAACCAACCCCCTCGCTGGCTACGGTTGGCTGATGGTGGTGTGGAGGATGGCGAACAAGGATGTCCTAAAGTTTGAGGCCATCTTCGCAATGAAGGCGGTGGAGTTCCTGAACTATGCGCTGCTGATCCACGACATCTTGGAGGCCGAACGGATGGAAGCAGAGCGGATGCGGAGGAAGTAGGACACTTTGTTTGCGGGCCTACATTTACAACCATGGAGTTCGATGTATTCGTCGGTGGGTCAGGGAAGAAACTGACCGACTTGCAGAAGGAGGCCTTGGCTGACTTCGGGGTAAGCCTTGCGGATGGAGCAATTGAAAACAAGTCCTACGCCCTGGTCACCAAGTGGCTGGAGGGGGTGGTCAGGCTCGCCAAGCAGAACCTCGCCAACGCCAACGCCATTGCAAGCGATTCCCTGTCGGCAAGCATTGACATCAAGCCCATCACCCTAACCGACACTTCCTTCGTGGTCGCTATTGTGGCCAACGACTATTGGAAGTTCGTGGACCTCGGTGTCAAGGGTGCGGTCAGCAGTAGCCGTGCTCCAAATAGCCCGTTCCAATACAGGGACAAACGGCCACCTATCCGACCCATTCAGGAGTGGATTGCATTCAAAGAAATCCCCCTGGAAGGCCGTGACAAGAAGGCCGCCAACCGTTCCTTCGCCATCAACATCGCCAACAAGATTCGGCGGGAAGGCTTACGGGCCACCAACTTTATGTCCAATGCCGCCACCAAGGAGATGGTGGATGTCCTAACCGAAAACATCGCCGAAGTCCTCGGCAAGTCCATCAGCGTCGCAACCGTCCGATAACCCATGTCCATAACCGTCCTTTCGGGTTCGCCCCTTGTGGCCACGCCCGTTTACAACAAGATGCTTTACAAAGTCAGCGGCTCGCTGATTGCACAACCCAATTACAGGTATGTCTGCGATGTCAAGAACCCCGCAGGCACGACGCTGGCAAGGCTGAAGTGCGACAAACTGCCGACCACCAACTTCGGATTCTTTGATGTTCAGAAGGTCGTTGAAACCTTGATAGCCCCGACGGCCCCAACGCTCACGCAGACGGGATTTGCTGACCATTCGGGGTTCTATTCGGGCTATCGCTTGGACTTCACGCAAGAGTACGGGAACACCCCCGTCGTCACGGGAGCAACCACAACGGTCAGCGGGGTGATGGCCTTTGCGGGGAACCTGGAGCAGTTGGAACTTGCTGACTGGAGCCTTGACACCTACTTTAGATTCGGGAACACTTTTACATTGGTGCGACCTTTAACTACCCCCACGGCCTTCACGGTGTACCAAGGAGGCAGCAACTTCCTTGCAATCAACGGGACCAAATATGTGGCCGCTGGCTTTGATTCATGGCTCGCATCAGCACGGGTTGCCTACAATGGGGTGAACTACGATTTTGCGGTCAGCCCCAGCCTTTCGGGAACCACGGACTACAACATCCAGCGCTTTGCCTGCGGTCCTGCGAATTTGTTGGGCAGCATCCCCGCATTGAGCGGAGCGGTGGAGGGGGATTCTTATACGGTGAGGTTTGTGTCAAATGCGTCAAGTCAGTCACCTCCAACCACCTTCACCTTCGGCCCCTGCGAACGATTCAACTCCATCCCCGTTCACTTCGTCAACAAGTACGGCGGGATTGATTCCTACACCTTTACCATGAAGAACCGCAAGCGGGCCAACATCCAGCGGGAGGTGTTTGGGTACAACTCCGATGTGTACGCAACCACGACCTACAACAAAGTTTGGGCGGGGTCGTTTGACTTCGTGTACGCCCTGAATAGCGACTGGCTGACCGATGCCGAATCCGAGTGGCTGATTGAAATGGTGCGGAGCGGGTATGTATGGCTCGAACTTGGGGGAACCCTTGTGGAAGCGGTGGTCAATGCCAACCAGTATCAATTTGTAACCAGACGGAACGACCGCCTCACGCAGTTGCAGATTGAGGTGGCCGTGGCCTACGATAATAACATCCTATGAGCGTCACGCTAATCGCTTACCCGACAGCGACCTTCATCGACGACTTAACGGCGTGGAATAACTTCAACGCCCGTGCCGATGCGGACGGGGCAACCGCTAAGGAGGAGGCCTGCTTTGACTGCCTGTACCTACGCTTTGCGGGGCTGAATGCCATGCCCGAACTCGCCTATGTCCTGGACACGATGGGCGGAACGGATATCGCAGTCACCTATTCCATTGGCGACATTGAAGATGTCACGAAGCAACGGGGGTCGTTCAGCAAGACCATCACCCTGCCGAACACCCCGACGAATCGGGCCTGCTTTGCGTATGCCTACAACATCCAGTCCTTCGTGGGTGGATTCCAACCCAACAAGCGGATAAGAGCCGCAATGTGGGAGGACGGGGTGCAGGTGTTTTCGGGTGTGCTGCAACTGCTTAGCATGAGCAAGACCAAGGGAACCGTCACCTACGAGGTGGGGTTGTTTACGGACAATGTGAGTTTGTTTAAAGCCATTGAGGGGAATATGCTCGTCAACACGGCAGGCGTTACGGGCATGAACCACACGCCCACCAGCGGCCATGTGAGCGGCACTTGGACGGCAAGCGGTGCGGCATCAAGCGGGTATGTTTACGGGGTGGTGGATGCGGCAGGGTTCACGGACATCTTGAACCAAGGGGGCGGTTGGTTCCAAGCCCCATGGTGGAGGCTCGGTCCCAGCATTTATGTCAAGAAGATGGTGGACCTCATCTTTGCCGAGGCGGGGTTTCGCTATTCCAGCACATTCTTCAATTCATCCTTCTTCAACAAGTTGGTGATGCCCTATGCGGCGGGAACCATGCCGATAAACCTATCGGGGTCCAATATTTTTGCAAGAGGCAGTGGGGCGAATTATTCTGCCGTAACGGGGTTCCTGCTTTTTCAAGACGATTCAACGCCTCCGCTTTATGATAGGCCAAACTATTGGGTCGCATCGTCAAGCACATTCGTGTCGCCAAATTTGACCACTCGGTGGAATATTAGGGTAAAATTGAAATTTACTTGGTCCGCACCTGGGACAAGGCTTC